CGATCGTACAAGGGCGCATCAAATTACCGTTGATGGTAAGGTGATGATTCCAAATATGATCGCATCCATGGGGAACGCGGTTACATTTCCGCTAGAGACATTAGTCTTCTGGACCTACGCTCATGCGGTACGGATGTCACTAAATGCGAAAAACTACTCTCTTTTTCCCGAATGGGAAGAAATTGAAGAGGGCAAGATTTCAGTATTCGGTGATGACTGTATTGTTCCTGATGAAATGGCAGAAAGCTACATTAGTTTTATGTCCTCAGTCGGGTTTGTCCTAAACAGAGAAAAATCGTTTATGGGCAAAGAAGAAAGATTCAGAGAATCTTGTGGGGGAGATTACCTCGCAGGATCAGAAGTTAGGCCGTATAATATACGCCTACCTACCGGGGAACGCATTAGTGATTTGGAGCCATGGTTATATATAATACTTAATGGGATTTTACCAAGGTACAAAATGTACTTTGGGTCTCACAAATATGTATATATAGGATCATGTTTCTTTACCGCTATTGCCGAACTTTTCTGGGAGTATAACCTGAAGTTTAAGGTTGTGCCTCCGGATTATCCAGACGACTCAGGGGCAAAGATCACTGATGACTTTTGCCGGATAGTGTTGAACTATCCTTTAAACTTGGACCGTCTCGCTTATAATGAACATGGACAGATGTCCTTTAAGTACCTTCGGTTTTCATACCGTCAGGAACTTGATGTTCATTCCGGTTTACACTATGCTGTGTGGTTACGAGAGTACTCACAAAGCACCTTAGTGGCGTTGGACGATGTGCCTCCTAGTGTGGAGAGCCTCAATCTTAAAGACTCTGTAAGGCAGATTATGCCTTATATAGTTAATGAGAATCCGACGATCCGTAAACGGCGAAGGATTGGTGGCTACAGTGAAGCAGTCGGGATACAGTCAGATTTTCTGACAATAGTGCCAAAACCAGGCTACATCCTTAGATCTCTAAGGAATCCCAATGGGTACCCCATGTACAAGGG